GCCGAGAGGTACAGTAATCTCTGTTGTATTGCCTTCTTCATCTGTAATTATTAATGTTACTTTGTCGTCCTCTACCTTATATTCTATTGTATTGCCTTCTAGTTCAAGAATCCCAAAATCTGATGCTGTTTCACCAAAAAGGCTGTCTACCAACTGCCTTGAAAGCTGTGCATAAATACGACTCTCAAGATTGCGAATGAATCTCGCAAGTGTTGTATTCTCTGCTTCACGTTCTAAATCTTCTTGGTATGCTTTTATTTCTTCTCTTATAGCTTCTTTTCTATTGAACTCTTGGTTCTCTATGGTTAGATAATGACTTGAAGTATTTATACCTGAAAAGCTAGGATTCTTGAATTTGTGCGTCATTTCATCAGCACTTAGATAACCAATAAATAATGTAATACTAAGAATGCTTAGTATGATAAAAAAATTATCCCACTTATCCATTTTCATAAACTACATATAACCCATTTCATGCAAAACATCTGCTATCGCATCTATTTTATATACAACATATACATAAACCATCAAGAATAATAAAAACATACCTCTCAAGTAATATTCTTGAACTATGTCAATCGTATTACTAATTACATTAAATACTTTTTGTCTTTTAGATATTTTCTTTTTTCTAGCCATAACTTAATTTTCCTTTTTGAGCCATTTATCTATATTTTTAGTTTCTTCTAAATATGTTTTGGTTCTTTTTTCCCAAAATTCTTTTTCATTAAATTTTTTTTTGTTATCTAATTTATCCATTACGTCTATCCTGTTGTTGTTTAATCAACTCTTCTAATTCCTTCTTGCTTTTTATTTTTTGGTTCTGCTGTTTCATTTCTCCCCTCGTTCTCTCTTATTTCCAAAACAGTATTCACCTTTTGTTGCAACCTTATCATATCTTGATCTAACAATCGTAACTGATCAGTCAAACGAATTATAGTAATTTTCATTTCTTGAACAGACGGATCTATTTTATTAGTTATCGTTTGCCAGACAAAGTAAACAAAGTAACCTAACCCAACTACCATGACAACAGGAAACCCAAAGTCTGTTATCAGTTGTGCTATGTCCATTAATCTCTTCTAGCGTCTATCTTTCCGTCTTCTACAAAGTTTTCCGCTCTAGCTATTCTATCTAAGTCTGGTGCTAGATTTAGTGCACTAGAGACACTAACATCTATACGAATCATGTCATTATTCATTATAGAAGCTCTAGTTATTAACATTTTAGATATACCTTGTATGGTGTTAATTTCATCTACAAGACCGTCCATCATTTGTTTCATAACCATGAATATAAAAAAACCCATAATCAGACCACTAGCTATGGGTAAGCCTACTTCTGCTATGAGGTCAAAAACCTCCACTAATTATCTTCGCCTTTAAAATTTTTACTAGAATTAGTAGTTCCGGCATATAAACCAAACCAGGCTGCTCCCGCACCTACCACTATGGATATTAAACCTGATTGTTCAAAGCTAGGTGTTTCTAAAGCCATAAACCATATCGTGCATTTATAGAGCAAGATGATATACACAGTAAGAAATATACGAGGAAATATTCTCCAAGAGTCAACAGCTTTTGCTAAATGAATCCACTTTTGATGAGGATTGACATTAACATCCGATTCTAGATCTCTAATTTTATCTTTCAAATCAGATATTTCTCTGATCATGTCCATGAACTTATTGAGATCCATTTCGACCTCATTACGATCCATGTCTCCGCTAAACCTATTTTGATCGTTCATACAAACTCAGCCAATACAATTGCACCTACTATAAAAGGATAAACTGCCCAAAGCATAGCTTCTAGTCTGTCAAATCGTTTTGACCCATCTTCTAATCTTCTTTCTATGTTTTCATAACGAATCGTACACTCACGCTCGTGTGCCTCAATTTTGGCCATTGATTCGTTTATATCGGACATTATGTATTTTCTTTCTTAACTCTGACTTCTTCGTAGGCCTCGTTAACATCCGGGGTAGATTTATCGTCAGCTACAAATTTACCATCTTCATCTCTAGCTCTTACAGTTTTTCTTTCAGTCCCGGTAATGGCATCAATAATTTTTTTCCAAAAACTCATTTACTTCTCCTTTGCTCTACCTACATTAATAGCACACCAATCAATCAGTTTATAGATCTTACCTATAATCTCATCGTCTTTTGGTGTGGGTGTCAAAGCACAAATTAAAGATGCTCCTGATATAACCCAAGGTGCTATTTGTATTATTGTTAAAATTGTATCTAACATATCACTCTCCTTCTTTTAATGATTCTTTTGGAACATCCCAACAATTTAAGTTAGATGCTACTGTTCTTCTTTCACCTTCACCTTTGAATGGATATACCATGTGTTGTAACCAAGAAGGAAATACTAATAGTTTGCCTACTTCTGGTTTCATAACAAAAGACTGAGGCGGTCTTAGTCGTTCTGTGTTCATCAATTCATTTCTACCATAATTGAAAGCAATGTAGCCATCGCAATCGCCAGACGTATTATATAAGGAGTAGTTTGGCGACCCAGCTACAGGTTGGTCTAATATTTGTTGGGGTACTTTTGTCCAACCAGTAGTTGATATTCCCATCAGGGTTTTTGTCCCATGGTCGTGGATTGGATTATAGTCGCCTTCATAACTATGCACCGACCATGTTTCATCAATGGCTACTGCCTTTGGAGAAGAAAGGCGTGAACCTGTATTATTGCTAAAAAAGTTTATGTAATCAGCACCAAGACTACAGATAAAATCAGAATATTCTTTTACTCTAGGATCTGTATTATCCATCAGTAATTGTTCGCCCTGAGATATTTGTCCTACTAAAGTATTAGCCAATGATTTTTTGTTTTTATCTTCTAAATATTCGTCAAGGTAATTGTTTAAATCATTTACCATACTTATAGGCATTTCTGTTTCCATAACGTAAACAGAGGGCATATTATGTACTGTAACTTCTGCCATTAACTAGGTACGCTAAATGATCTATCTGGTGTACTCTCTGTTTTTGGGTTAGTAATCACGCTATCTACTTGACTAGCAAAAACTGTATCCCAATGCGATACAGGACAGATAGCTACTAGATTAGCATTTGTCCAACTGCCTTTGGCTTTAAGTGTAAAGTTAGCATTACCATCTTGGTCTAACTGTGGAACATTTGTAGTAAAAATTGACTTATAATAAGTTGCATCACCTTCACTATCATTTTCATAAGTCATTTCTATATCCCATTTGTCAACCTTACTATTGCTATTAATATATGGGATAGCTTTTGTTATTGATTTTGTTACTGCCATTTTTTACTCCTTATCCTTCTAATGTCGTGACTCTAGCTGTCAACGCATCTATTTTATCATCAGCTTCTTGTAAAGCTTTTACTAGAATTGGTACAAACTTTTCGTATTGTAAAGCGTATTGTTTACCATCACCCGATAGACTGGTAACTAAATTAGTTTTATTAGATATTTTGTGATTTATTGAATCTTCTAAAGCAACAACATCTTGTGCTTTAAAACCTAAGTCAAGCCAATCTTCTTTATGTGTTCCATCGTGAGTAATACTATTCAAATCTGTGTCGGGGTTTGAGTCCCAATCTACATACTTATGTCTTTTGTCCCAATAGAATGTATAAGGTGTCAAACCATTTACAAAATCCAAACCAGCGTTTAATCCTTGAAAGTCCGTTTTATCTCTTTCATCTGATGCTACAGTTATTGATACTTGTGCATTTATTTTTGAATGATCGCCATTACCTATAGTAACTTCATTATTCCCTGTAGTTATAGCACCACCTGGACTTCCTGAATTACCAGAGTTATACCCAAGTAGTAAATGATTACCACCTGTAGTAACAGAATTTCCAGCTACTGCTCCTACAAAAACATTTTGTGAACCTGTTGAAACTGAGCCACCAGCATTTACTCCAACAGCAACATTTGGTGCACCTGTTGTGCAAACATCTAAAGCGTTATAACCAACAGCTGTGTTAAAACCTCCAGTAGTATTAGCACTCAAAGCACCATAACCAACTGCTACACTACCTTCTGCTGTTGTGTTTGCATCAAGAGCAAAAGCTCCAACTGCGACGTTAGATGGACCTGTAGTATTGGCTATCAGTGCTTGTGTACCTATAGCAGTATTGTAGTTTGCAGTTGTATTGCCACCTAAAGCATTTACACCTAATCCCACGTTATATGAGCCAGTTGTAT